CTCCGTAAGGGCTTATCCTATTCTGTGCCCCGTTAATGGCATAGACATTCCCCTGACTCACATCCGAGAGATCATCCAGGTCCACCCGTGGGGGTGGCACCAATGCATTGATTACTAAAAGCCCAAGCGCTCCAGCTATGGCCGCTCCCGTGGCTTTGCCCACAGATAAAAGCCCTTGAACCCATTTTCCACCTGCCGCTCCTGCCCATGCCATTACGGCGATAGACAGAATGGTCCGCAACATTCCGCTATTGTTACCCCCTTCAGGTACCACGGCGATAGAGACAATAGCTCCAGCTTTCACCGTAACGTCGGCCCATAGTTCCGGTGGAATGGGCTGGCCATGAATAGTGACGTGGGCGAATTCCCTCCAAGGCGCGTCGATGTACTTCTCCACGAGCCCTAAAAGGTTTTCCCCACCGTTATGTTCATGTGTCTCTCTTCGAGACATGAGTATGCTGGGACTGACCGATACAATACCCTTTGGTGTTTTGCAATCTACTACTGGGACCGGACCCACCTTGACCATGGCCGTACCTTTGTAGCTATACCGACCAATGATACGGCTCTTCCACCGGGGGTCATCCAGAGGAACCCGGACAACGCCGGTGCCCTCTTCACAGTGATAGAAATGCTTCCCTTCGACGACACCGACGTGAGACGCCACCTTGAACTGACGGAGCAAAATCAAAGTGCCCTCGGGGTCCTCTGCCCATTCACAGAGACGTTCGGCCACGGTCTGTGCTATTTCGTTTGCACCTTTCCCATACTCATACGTGGGGAGTTCAATTCCAAGCTGTTCCCTATGATACAGACATACGAAACCCCAACAATCCAAACCTTCACGGTCACGGCCACGAGCTTTGTAAGGTATCCCGATATAGTCTCTCATGAGAAAATCCCCGAGTAGTCAGCCGGATTGAACTTATCAGCTGGGATTGGTTCGTTCAGTACGTTCTCATAGGTCACGTTGCACGTTATGGTCTGAGCATCATATTCATAGCTGTCCATTTCGAACACCGCCGGTCCATACTCCACGGTGTCCGGGGTTGAAGCGAGTATCAGACTGAGCGTGACCGTAGGATATGTGGCGAGTTCTCGAAGTAACGCAATTACTTGACGGTCCACATTACATAGCTTCACCTGCGTCAAGACTTGGGGTTGCTCCGAATCTTCGGCAGGAAGTAACACCTCGAACGGATACGCCGAATACGTTTCCCCATTCGACACTATGTCCTGCCGGTCATTCACGATTCGGACTGGGTTAGTAAAATCTGCATGATCAAGCACTATGAGGGAGAGCATGACCTCACCCGTATTTTGGGCGAGCATCGCAGCTAGCGCGGTTAGTGACAGCGTTCGGCTCACGGTTGAACCTCAATCTGGAAAGAGACCATGTATTTGTCCCCGGCGCGGCCCGTGCATTGAGGACGGCTGGCAAAAACCACGTCTGAGGACGAAAGGTCTAAAGGATCAGTCCAGGTGAAAGTTATGGCTGCATTGGCATCATAGAACGTCCGAAGAGCTTGCCATTGAGTGAGGGTAAGCACCATCGACATGTTGTAGATGGGGTAGTTCGCGGTAAACCTCTGTCGGCGCTTCGGCGGTCCCGCGTCCATTGAGGAACTGAGGACGATGGATTGATCTTCAGACGCCCACCCTGAATGAAGTCCACATTGAGGGAGTGTAGCTGGCCAAGTCGCCATTATCTCCTCATCCCCTTACGTGCTGGAAGTCCTATTGACTGAAAGGCACTATCAAAATCCCCTCGTCGGATTCCAGTATTCACCGTGCTCTTTATCAGGATATCCACGCGCTCTTTGCCGAAAGCATCCCTGGACGTTTTCTCTTCAACCTCGACACCAGCTTGATTGATTATGTTCACGGTCGTGCCACCACCCGAAGGCGCAGCCAAACCCAGAACTCCACCACGACGGACGAGAGGTATAATTGCTTCGGGCCCGGCCTCCCCGGCCATGTTCAATGTCGGTCGTGTCAGGATAGCCCCCTTTGCATTCTTCGGGACAGTCCCTTTTGCTATGGCCCCTCCCCCAAACATAGTCGGGATTATTGACCCTGCGACCTGCCCAATCAGACCCGTGGCAGAACTCTTCTTCACCTGTTGGCGCGTGAAGAGTCCCGCGAGAAAGTCTGTAATGAGCTTGTTTGCCATGAGCCTCATTATATCACTCATGATGGAGCTCACCATATCTTTGAAAGCATATTTTCCAGTTTCTGCTGCCGTCACGAGCATGTCAGTCGTGGCACCGGCGATACTCCGCATAATGGCCGCGCTCTGCTGTGATATCGTGACTATAGCCTTGATCTGTCGCTTCTGTGAGTCCTGGACTTCCTTCGCCCTTTTCTTCGCATTTGCCATGATGAGACGTTCACGTTCTTTCGTCTCTTTAGCTAGGGCCTTGGTCATTTCCTTTTGGTGTTTCTTGTGGCGCTCCAGGATCATCTTGTCAGCCACTTCTTTTGCCCGTGCACGTTGTTGATCCGTGAGCTTCATGAAGCTGCTCAACCGTTCGGCCTCGGTCTCGATGAATGCTATTTCATCAGCTTTGGCCACCTTCATGATTTTGAAGCGCTCTTTGTAATGGCTCTCGATTGCCTCTCGCTCCATCAAATTCCGTCGTTCAGTGACGTCCTGGACAGAGCCTTTCAGAAGGAGCTTGAACAGGTCATCCTGATCTTTCTTGGCTTTCTTATAGCGTTTCTTACTACCCTTGCTCCGTATCTCGGTTATGGCATCTTCAATGCCCATAATCACGAGCTGGAGCTCACGGCCCTTAAACGCCGTGGTCTTTCGGATACGTGCCATTTCGTCATTCAAAAACGCTATGCGTTTGTCCTTCGCAATTCGGTGGATCTCCATTCGTTCTTTCGCGGCTTCTTTCGCGGCTTTGGTCACTAGGGCCTCCGCTTTGAGCTTCTTATCCACCGCCGTCATGAACCTATCGCCAACGGCTGGCTGATCCGTGGCTATGTCGGTGATACCACCTGAGAGCCCACCCGTAGCAAGCTTGGCATCCTTCAGGGTGCTCTGAAGGTCTTTAATGGCCTTATCATGATGCTTCACAATGTTATCGACGTGCCTCTTATACTTACCCTCAACAGCTTTGAGCTTTGCATCTGTATCCTCCGATGGGAGGAGGGTTTTATCTATCTTCTTAGACAGCTCTCCAAACATTCCGCCAATACTCTTTGCAATCTGCCGGAAGCCATAAGGTAGCGCGGCAGCCCCTTTGACCAGAACCTCTCCGAGTAGCTTTGCCGCCATCGACGCGGCGGTCTTCACCGTATTCACGATTCCCGTGGAGAGGAGAGCGCCAATTTTGATAGAAAACTTTTCAAATGCCTCTTCTACCCGAGCTATGAAGGTGTTGATCCGTTTCGAGACTCGATGGTCCAGGATTGCAAACTGAGTTTCAATGTAGAAAATATTCCGACCAACGGCGATTATAGCTGGAATCGCGGCCGCCAGAGCTACCAAAATCGCAGTTATGGGATTCGCCATCATAGCAGCAGCCAGACCCTTGAACGCAAGAGTAATAGCTGCAATAGCTGCCCCGCCCTTAGCTGCGGCGAGGAACCCGACGAGGGCTATTGTCAACGAAGAGAAAGCAGCGGCCAAACCTTCGACGATGAATTTACTTGCTAGGGTGTCCTTCGTAAATTCTCGAAGGGCACCCGCCACGTCGAGTAGAACCTCTACCAGCTCTTTGGCATACGGTAGGAGAATGTTTCCGAGGTTGGCCCCGAGAAGCATGATGTTATCCTGGAGTGTACTGATACGACCACTCAGCGTGAGTGCCGCTATCTGCATTCCATTGAAAAACATTCCGCCCTCGCTCGTCATTCGCTTGAAGGCATCGACGAGACTTGTGGAAGTGATTTGCCCTTTCCGGGACATTTCAAAGAGCTGTTTGACTGTGACTCCCATGGACTTCGACAGCTCCGAGAAAATCGGAACACCAGCTCGAGCTATCATATTCAACGAGCGCATGTCAACTTGGCCACGGAGCATTGATTTGGTAAAGGCCCGAGTTACAGAATCGAGCCTTCGGGCGTTTCCACTCGACACGTCGCCCAACATGCGGAACGTATCAATCACGCCTGTCATACTCCCCTTCACAGCGGGGAGGAGCTGTTTAACTGACATGGAGATAGCTTCGAAGCGGAAGGGGGTTTTTGCCGCCGTCTCATTGATGAGGGCGACCATAGCCTTCGACTTTTGAAGTGTGCCAAGCATAGGCCGGAAGGCGGCCTCTGCATCCTCAATCCCTGAAGAAGCTTTCGTCATAGCCCCAAAGGTAAGTACGGCAGCCGTCGCCACGGCCATGAGACCATACTTGGCATAATCTGCCATGGTCTCCGTGGCTTCCTTCGCGGCCTTTGCCTGCTCCTTGGTTGCCTTCTCGAGTTCACGGGTCCTATCCGCGAGTTCCTTTTTCTCTTTGGCGAGAGCATTAACTTT